TTGCGGATTATTACGCAGCAGGCGTTGATCCTTCGGTGTCTGCTTGCTAGGATAGCCCACAGTTCACCTCACTTTCGCGCGATGATACTGACGTGCTTCTCTGATGCTGTACTCCTGCCTGCTTTTCCAGAGCGCAAGCAGGGCAAGGCCAACCAGAAAGAGCACCGTGGGTATGGCAAAGCCGACCAGGAAGGCGGTTATCATGTGCTCGCTCCTTTAAGAAATAGTCGCTTTCACGACTACTGCCGTGTTCACCTCTCCGAGCGCCTGACCCGTCCACATGCTCGCTTCATACAATTTGTCATAAGCCATTTGCAATCCATGTACGCCTGCCGATGTCTCGTCCCCATCTGCACCTGAGCACAAATCGGCAAGTCTACCTGCCTCATTCAGCGAGGCATGAATCGCATCATGTACTGCCTCTATTTCAGTGATGAGTTCCTCGGAAGTCATCACTGTTTCTACTGGTTCCATACTGTAAGTCCTCCTTTAGAAAATGCTGCTATAAAATAGCAGGAAAATTAACCTGGAAAGTTGAAGCCGCCATAGCGCATACGTGTTTGCAGGCGCCGCGCTACATCAGAGGCCAGCATCTCACGGCCTGCATCGGTAAAGTACGCTTCCAGGGTATCAAGCCTATTCTGTAGAGAGGCCATGATATCAGAAGGAGCATTAGCAGTAGCATAGAAGCGTTTAATGTCTGCAACAAGCCGTTCCCCAACTTCCTTAGCATGATCTGAGTCAAACACCCCTTTGGGCGTCTCACTCCAACACATGCTGACTTCTCCCAGCGCCTGGAATACCATTTCTTCTAAATTAGACATGTGACCTCCTTTTATTTCGCCCGAAGCCAACTCAAGAATACGCTCTTGTATGCGGTCAAATTCCTCTTGTGTCATGGCAGGAAGCGTGCGTAGTTTGTCAAAATCCATCTTTCATTTGCCTTTCTATTGTCCTGGTTTCACACCATTGGAGCCTGGGGCCACCGGCGCTTGCGGCGGCGTAGCCTGGGCAGGGAGCGCCGGGGCTGGCTGCTCGCTTACAATGCGGGTAAGCGCTCTTTGGGTTACAATCTGCTGAATCACGTCCTCAGTCCAGCCCGCCTCTCTCAAAACGAACTCGGCTGGTACCCCTGCCTGAGCAGCATACCAGACTCCTTTCCACATGAGCTCGTTTTCGAGGCCAATCTCCTGCCGGGTCGGGACGAGCAAGGGCCTGGGCATAATCGCCATGTCCAAATCACCCTTGTCGTAACTGTTCAGGTCAAAGGGCGTGAACTTCTGCTGCTGCCGGTTCAGCACGCCCCAGGCGCCGCTATTGGCACGGAAGCCTGCAATGGCCACGGCCATTTGAAAGAGCTTGACATTCGCCTGGTCACACACGGCTGCTACCTCTGCGAAGCGGTTCGCCACGTCCCCGACCAGGCGCGCTGCAGCAGGGCCTGTGACCTGGCTCATCGCGCGCAATTCCTTGTAGAACGTCAGTTCAGGATGGTCTTGCTCTACTTCCGTCAGCAGTTCCTTCATCGCGGCCAGTGTGCCGACAAGATCAAGGTTGCCTGCCAGGGAGGATACTTTGCTATCGGCAGAGCCCTTCAGCAGGAGTATACTCTCCTGATCTGTCGCAGGCTCGACAAACTCTGAAGTAGGCACACGCTTGGTCACTTGCGAGATGTTCGCAATAGAGGTTGAGGAACTAATCAGCATGGGGGCGCCGATGATCTTGTGTATCTGGTCATGAAAATGCGAGGCCAGGTTATTCAGTTCGTCAATCTTGCCAAAGCTCCCAGCGATAGCTGGGCTGCCGTGCTGGCCACCGATATCGACGTGCTTGAGCCACACTGCCGGGCAGAAGCCGTAGGGGTTCTCTGCCACGCTCCCCGGCCCGTCAAATATGCCACTACCATAGTCATAGGGCTTACCATTCCTGTAGTAGCGAAACTCGTTCTTATCGACTTCCTTGCGGTAGAGATACCCCCCGGTCTCGTCCTGGGCCAGGTACTGGATAGCATAGGATTTCACGTTATCGGCGCTGTCGAGGTGTAAGTCCACTACGAAGCCCGGCCAGATGACGTTCATGCTGACTTGCCCATGCTCAACGTCATCAGCGATCTCTATCAGCGTGTTACCCAGGGCCGCGCTGAAACGCACCTGCACGCTCTTCCGTGCCTGCCAGTTGCTCCACTGCCAGAGTTGGGCGATAGCGCTTTTCAGTTCTTTGCTCGTGTCCTCTGAGAAGGGCACAGCGAGCGGCACACCATCGGGCAGCTTCAGCCCGTCTTCGCTGAGCACGCCGGGGTAGACCTGCCCTGCGTAAAAATCCACAAGTCTTCGCGTCGGGTTGTAGATCATGCGGATGTTGCGGTAGAGGTTGTAGTTTTGCTTGTAGACCGACCAGCCACCGGCAAAGGTCACCGAGTTCAAGGCTCCGCTAGTTGTGACGATACGTTCGAACATGGCATTGTTGTAGTAGGACCACAGCAGATTGTAGGCCGCCTGCTGGTTGAGGTAGAGCAGTTGGTTATGCGAGGTTGACGGGTCCTCGAAAACGCGTCGGGCCGCAGTGTAAGCAGCCGCGCCAGCCTGAAGCATTGTGTTCCACCATCCCATCTTTAGTATCCTCGATAGCCCGAAAGGGCAGCTACAACAACAGGGTCCAACTCCTCCAACACGTCACCCCCGTCAACATGCATGACTATGTAGCGGGTTGTATCCATGCCATGATTGTCTTTGTCCACCGGCAACTCCCCACGTTTGCGCCCATTCGACTCGTCCCACTCATAGCTTTCGAACTCTTCTACTGTGCAAGCAGGGGCGCGCTTCTTTTCGCTATTATCCAGGGTCGGGTCACGTTCTACCAGGCTATCACGCAGGAAGTAGAGCCCAGGCCTACCGCGCTTATCAGTGCGTAAGCGCTTTTTGACAGCCTGGATACCGATGTTGATAGCTTTCGATGCCGGGGTTGTACTCATGCCGCTATGCTTCTCGAAGGTCGCGCGGTCCTCTGCATCATGGTCGCAAATCACCCCCACCGGGCGCGGGTCGCCTGCCGTGATACGCACGATCTGGCGTGCCAGGTCCTCGACGAGTTGGCCGGTCACATAGATTTCCCGGTAGCAAAACAAATCACCATCATGGTTCTCTGCCCATGCCTGCCAGCAAAATGGGTGACGGAAGCCCCAGTCAATACCCCAGTAGCGCGGCCAGAGTGGGGGTATCTCAAAACGATCAATGATGTGTATGCCTGGGTCCCACTCTTCATAGACCGCCCCTTCAGCAGAGGCCCATAATCCAAGCCTGTAGCGCTTGTGCCACACCCCTGTCAAGGCATCGAGGGCTGCCATATCCTCCGGGGTGATAGCCGGGTTATCTTCATGGCGGCTGTAGAGCATCAGGGTTTGCCCACGGTCGCACCGGGCTTTTAACCAGTGATTCGCCCGGTGGGGGTTACAGTCGGCAAGTATCTGCTGATAGGGCATGTGATGCCAGCGCAAGCGGATACTGAGCGCCTGCCAGTCCTCTTCGCTGAACTCAGTCGCTTCCTGGGGGTAGATGAAATCCCACTCGCTACTCATGGCTTTCTGCGGGTCGTCGAGCCCTGCCACGGCGATAATCGAGCCGTTGGGGTACTCGTACTGCATATCCTGAGTGTTGAAGGGGATGAGGCGATCTAGCCAACCCTGGGGCAGCACCTTCTTCTCGTAGGTCACCATGCCCGTCTGACGCAGGCTCTTCATCGTCTTACGCAGCATGAGCCCCCGGCTGCCTGGGTAGCGGTCCATGCAGTAGTGCAGCTTCTCAAGTGCTGCCCTGCTCTTGCCGGTATTTGACGGGCCGCAAAGTAAAACCTCCCGCCGAGCAGAGTACCATGCCTTACGCGCTGCCCCGTAAGGTGTATAGGGTGCTCGTTCCTTTGGCCGGGTAAGCACTAAGGCAGGGGCTGCTATCACGGCTCGCTCCCTTCGCGCGATGGGTCGAAGCCGACGTATTCTTTGGGTAACACCACGTTGACGGTCGCACTCTTATCGCGGTATTCAGGCATGAGCATCTTGGCATGGAAGATGAGCAGTGTATCGCTGTACTTGCGTACCACGCCCTTCAGCGCATTTGGCCCCCATACCGGCTCATCCCACCCTTCAATGGCGCGCCGATAGATCTCACCGCGTATCACATCTTTGGCGTCTTCTTTGGCC